CGCTGGTACGAAGATGGGTCTGACGTTTGCTTCTCAGATGACTGAGATGGAAACGATCCGCTCCGAAACGACCTTCGGTAACATCATCCGTGGCCTCCAGGTCTATGGCTATAAGGTTGTGAAGCCTGAAGCCTTGTCCCAGGCCGTTGTGACCTTCGCCTAAGGAGCACCGACATGACCGCATTTACTGACTCCTACGGCTTTAATAAGGGCTCCACAGCCTACCCGTCCACCTACACCAACCGCTTCACGGTAGTTGAGATTGATCTCGACTTCGCCAAGATTGCGGCTGCGCGTTCGGCGGCGGGTGTGGCTGCCCTGGCCTCTACCGACACCCTGGTTCTTTGCACGCTGCCGAAGGGTACGTTCGTTCTGAACGGCTCTGCGGTGCTTGTGAAGGCTGAGGGCGCTGCTGCCAACATTGACGTTGGTATCGGCGGCGGCACCACCGACTTCTGGATCGACGGTTTCGATCTGAATGGTACGGTTGGTACTGTTGGCGGCTATGCTGATACGGCGGCTTATCTTGCTACGGCTGCTACCAACGTGCTGCTGACCATGAACAGCAACAGCGTTGATACGGCCCGCGTGAAGATTCAGCTTGCTGTGATCGACATGGGCGCCGATCAGGGTAGCATCCCAAGCGCATAACCCGGTGGGGGCTTCGGCCCCCATCTCCAACAGGAGATAGATCATGGCTCTCTATACGGGTATTACGCAGTCTAACCTACGCGCTATTGAAGCGAAGGTTGATAGCCTCGTGGTTGGTACGGTTACCAGCATTGCTGTTCCGGTTTCCGCCGGTTCAACTTTGACTGTGACCGCTGCTTCCCATGCCGGGAAGATCATCGCTTTGGATACCGCTACAGGTTCCACTGTGACGCTTCCTGCGGCAACTGGTACGGGTAACGTGTACACCTTTGTGACCAAGGCTCTTGCTACCAGCAATAGCCACGTGATCAAGGTGGCCAATGCGACCGATGTGTTGTCTGGGTCGTTGACCGTGGTTGATAACGCCGATGGCACTGCCACGACGTTTGGAACCGTGGCTGCGAGCGATACGATTACATTGAACCGCACCACGACCGGCTCGGTGAAGATTGGTGAGCGTATCAACATTGTTGATGTGGCTGCTGGTTATTTCAGCGTCACTGGCACTGTTATCGCTACCGGTTCTGAAGCTACGCCGTTCAGCGCAACCGTGTCTTAATGAATAGGGGCTTAGGCCCCTATTCTCCTTTTTACTCAGGAGCTACGTGATGCCCACAAACCTGACTGGTAGTAAGATCAAGGATACTTACAGCCAGCTCCTTCATGTTGATGGGGGTCCAGCGGCATCTGAGAAAGTGGTGTATAGCGGCACTGGGGTTGCTACTGCTTTGTCTGTAGGAACTGGTTCAGCGTCCGTTGATAACCTAAAGTTTGATGGTAATACTATCTCAGCTACGAATACCAACGGTGATATCAACATCACGCCCAATGGTACAGGTGCAGTTGTTATCCCGACTGCTACGTTTACAACATTAAACGCAACTACTTTCAGCACCGTCAATGCAGCAGCGCATTTTGACCTCACAGGGACTACGTTTACCGCTGACGGCACAGATACCAATATCAGCATCTCCCTGGTTCCAAAGGGGACCGGTAAGATTGTCGCTGACGGCGTTGGTATAAATGGTGGTGTGATTTCTACCACTACTACAAACCAGAACCTGACTCTCTCGCCAAACGGTACTGGTGAGATTGTTGCTACTGCTCCGTTTGGTTATGGTGGCTCAGGTACCGGCGGCACAGTTACGCAGGCAACAAGCCGAACCACGGGTGTCACGCTCAATAAGCTGAGCGGTCAGATCACGTTATTTGCAGCCACCGCTATTTCAGGGCACGCCTCCAATGAGTTTACCCTGACCAATAGCTTCATAGACGCGACCGATGTGGTTCATGTCTGCTTTGCTTCTGGGCTAACCTCAGCGCAGTATGGCGTGACGGTTACTGCTGTTTCCGCTGGGTCGTGCAAGATCACGGTCTCCAACTTCAGTAATTCGGCTACACCCTCCGATACCCCCGTGCTTAACTTCGTTGTTATCAAAGGAGTAAACGCCTAATGGCCAAGACCCCTGCATGGCAGCGTAAGGAAGGTAAGAACCCGGAGGGCGGTCTGAACGCCAAGGGGCGAGCATCCTATAACCGCGCTAACCCTGGTAAGCCTGGGTTGAAGGCCCCTCAACCCGAAGGCGGTCCTCGCCGCGACAGCTTCTGTGCCCGGATGAAAGGGATGAAGAAGAAGCTGACCAGCGCCAAGACGGCCAATGATCCCAACAGCCGCATCAATAAGAGCCTGCGGGCTTGGAACTGCTGATGGCCGCGTCGATCCCCAAGAACCCCTCCCTTTGGTCTCGCGTGAAGGCTGAGGCCAAGGCCAAGTTTAAGGTGTACCCGAGCGCCTATGCTAATGCGTGGGCTGCCAAGGAGTATAAGAAGCGCGGCGGTACGTGGGGAGGCTCGGACAACCGGGTATCCAAACGTGGCTAAGGGCGGTCTCGGCAAGTGGTTTGGTGAGAAGTGGGTTGATGTAAAGACCGGGAAGCCATGTGGTCGATCCGGTGCCAAGGATACTCGCGGGTATCCTGCTTGCAGGCCAAAGGCCGCAGCCGCTAAGATGACTTCCTCACAGAAGCAGACTATGGCGGCGCGTAAGACAGGCCCTGCCCGGCAGTCGTGGCCCGTTACCCCTTCTGGAAGGAAGAAGTGAATGACTATCCGATACCTTAAAAGCCGTAAGGACGGGTGGATTTTTGAGTGGGACCCCATCCTGGCTCAGAACCCGATTCTGTATGAGGTGACTGAGGAGGAGGCTTATCCCGAGCGATTCATCCCGGTTGCGGCGATTGAAGCTGTGTCTGCTAAACGCACTCGCAAGAAAGCCGAACCTGTGAATTTATTTACGGCTGACATCCCAGAAGAACCGGGTTATACTAATGAAGCTCTCAATGCTGAGGCTTCTAAGGGTCTGCCAACGTGACACCTTCGGACGTAATCGTGGAGGCGCGCAAGCTCCTTCAGGATACACAATCACCGTATCGCTATAGCGACACAGACCTTGTCGGGTATATGAATCAGACGCTAAAGCGGATGGCGGTGTTTCGTCCGACTTTGTTTACGAATATCACAAGTGTTCCGCTCACCGGTAATACGGTCATTCAGGACCTACCATCGGATGCTCACCGGCTTGTTCAGATTTTCTATATAGATAACTACAATTCGGTGAATGAAGTTGAGCGGGAAATTCTTGAACGGGCTTATCCACAATGGGTGTCTGACCCGGCGGGAATACCGTTCAATTTTATTCGCCATCCGAGGAACGCTACCAAGTTCTTCCTCTACCCCCGGCCTATTGCCAATCTGACGGCTACCGTGGAGTACGTGGTTGAACCTACAACGTACACAATCAACCAAACCATCCTGTATCTGAAGGACACTTACCTCGGTGTGGTCGTTGATGGCGTTGTGTTCCTTGCTTCCTCGATTGATGATGAGCATGTGAACTCCAACCGCGCCAAGTTGTTTTTGGATTCCTTTACGCAGGCTTTGGGGGTTGACCTCCAGCAACAAGCTATCCTTGATAATGAGCGCCCGCCTGCCGGGGGTAACCGCTGATGGCCACTCGCCCTTTCTCCACGCTGTCTGCTAAGGTCAGCGCAAGCGTCCCAGGATGCCCCTACCCCCTGGTGGTGCAGTATATTCGTGACGCGGCTATTCGCGTCTGTGAGCGTGCCCTGGTGTGGCGCTACGAACAGCCCGCGTTTAGCTTGACCCCGGGTGTTTACCAGTATTCTTTCAACAAGCCGGATGATACGCAGGTGCAGGCAGTCCTATCTGCCACCCTGAACGATACCCCGCTTGAGATTCTAACCTTAGATAACGCCACCAAGCTCTATCCCAAATGGCCGATTCTCTCGACCACCAGCACAGCTATTGCTGAGAATGGGACTGAACCTCGGTCGCTTGCCCAGGTGGATACCTATCGGTATGTAGTATTACCTGCGCCTGATGCGGCTGTAACCTACAGCCTCCGCATGATCTATGCCCTCAAACCATCTCGCAGTGCGCTTGAGATGGATGAATCTGTGTTTAACGAGTATGAGTTGCCAATCCTCCATTCGGCCCTTCAGAACCTTCTGGTGATGCCAAAGACTGAGTGGGCTGACCGCGAGCTGGCTACTTACCACGCCAAGCAGTTCGTCTTCACTATGGGTGAGGCTCGGGCTCAGGCCAATCTAGGTGTGTTCCGGGGTACCATGTCTGTGCGGTTCCCACCGTTTGCGTAGGAGTGACCCATGGACCCCCGCATAACCGATACCCGCATCCGTTTGGTTAAGAACGATACCGGGCCTCAGATTCAGGTTACCCTGACTGACGATGCTACGGGTGCAGCTATCAACCTGAGCGGTGCTACAGCCACATTGCACCTAAAATCCTTGGCTACGGGTACCGTGGTGCTTAGCCGGGCTATGACTATCCCCGGGGCAACCTCAACCCAAGGTATTGCTTTCGTGGTTTGGGGGTCTTCGGACCTTAACCAGACTCCGGGTGATTATGATGGTGAGATTGAGATAGTCTTTTCCTCCGGCATACGGCAAACTGTGTATGATGTCCTGAAGTTCAGGATACGAGATCAGTTTGCGTGAGGGCAGACCCTACCATTGTCCGTATCAGGGCCATAATAAGGGCCGCAGTAGCTAATCCTGCGGTCAAGGCTAGTACTATAAGCGCAGCATTGTTGGTTCCTTATATCCGCATACGGACC